TCGGCGAAGAAGTGAGACTTGCCTGACCCCCGGCCACCGTAGGCGCCCTTGTAGCGCGCAGGCTGAAGCAGCGGGAGATACACCCGCGGCGTCTCGATCGTCAGCGTGGTCATTGCGCTTTCGGATCGATGATCTTGCGCTCGACTGCCTGGTACTGGATCGGCGCGCCGTCCTTGCCGCCAACCTCATGGTCGATCTTGTCCCGCCAGTCCTCTTTCCGGCGGTTCTTAAGCCAGAAGATCTGTGCGGTGACGTTGCCGCCGGTCGCGTTCTTGTAGAGTGCGCCGACGACCTTCGCGTCTGCCTTGTCCTTGCCGGTGCTCATCGCCTCGGCGAAGTCCTCGTGGGCGAGCTTCCAGTCTCCGACCGTCCTCAGGCCAACACCGAGGAATGCGGCGACTTCAGCGTCCGTCGCCCCGAGCAGGCAATAGTTCATCGCCAGTTCGGCGTACTCGGGCTTGTACTTCGACGGACGGGCCATGGCTTAGATGACCGCCTTGATGTGCACGTAGATCGCTTCGAGTTCGTCAACGGACACGCGCTCTGCGTTGCGCAGCTTCGCGAGCGCATTGGCGAACTTCGCTTCGAGCAGCATCAGGTGCGATTCGCGCGGGAGTTCACCAGAATCCTGCGCAGTGGCCAGCGAGCCAGATGCAGCAGCCGATTGCTCCGACGCCGACACCAACGATTGGGGCTCCGAAGATGAGGGTTGGGGCGATGCAGGCGCTTGCGATGATGTCTGCGACTCCCCCATATCGGCCGTGCCAGCCTCCACAACCGGCGCGGCGACAACCGGCGTTTCGTTGACCAGCACGTTGCCCGTGACAGGCGCTGCGCTCAGTGCTTCTGCTGCTTGTGCGATCGGATCGCTCATGGTGTGCTCCAGAGTTGAGGGTGCTTCGGCAGCCGGTCGGTAGAGTTCTGGCAAGCCAGCGGAGACCGACCTTCCACGAACCCCGAAGCTGCGCCGGTTATCGCACTCATGCGCTTGCGGAAGGCGGTTGATAGGAAAGAGCGGCAGATTTTGAATCTGCGCCGCCACGTAGGAGGTCAATCTTCGCTCTCACGACTGGCGACTGATACCGGTCTAGCCTCCCAAGCTATGGATACCGGTCTCTTGGGACTGGAGCACGAAGCTCATCAATCGCCATGCGTGAAAGCAAAAAGCCCCGCGCGGCGAACCGGGTGGGGCTTGGGAAATTTTGGAGGCAACTATCCCCCACGGGCGCTAATCTGCCATAACTTCAACGGGTTTACAAGAGCTACGTTCGAGCAATCCTGCTAAAACCATCTGCGGGCACAGAATCGCCTTGGCGCGCTCGTAGTCCTCGTCCTGGGTCTCGGCGTGCCGCGGGTTGACCCAGACCGATGCACCAGCGCCGAAGTTGCGCATTGCCGTGTTGATCGCCAGGCGGCTGCGCATGTCGAGCTTGAGGATCATCGGCTCAATCACCTTGCCGACCGACGCGCGCAGGTTCATTTCGACTTCGGCGTCGAGGTCGTCGTAATCCATCCATTGACGACTGATGCGGAAGTCGCGGCAGGCAGGGTCAGCGCCACCATGGCCGAGGTTCGGCGTGTAGCCTGCCTGCCACTCGTACCAGTCCAACAGCAGTTCGTCGATTCGATCCATGTCAATCCCCGTTGTTCGTGCCCGTAGCGCAGGGTCCAGCGGCCGAGTTCGCGTCGGCGTGGCGTGGTGCTCAGCCGAAGATACGGCGCCAGAACGACGTGCTTTGCTCGACCGGAATGGCGTACACAGGCGCGGGCTTCGGCTCAGGTGGCGGCTCAGGCGGCGGCGCTTCTTCGAACAACTTCGCATCGGGCCAGCAAACGGAACGATCCGTTGCTTGGCCTGCTCCGCGTGCGATGATGCAAGCCGTCTGGAGTGTCCCATCTACCACGCTGCGTTCCGCTAGGGGATGGGAGCACATCGGATGTGCGTAGTAAGGCGCGCCAGTCATCTGCGAGAGCGGATGAGTCGGAGATGCGTAGTGCTTGCAGTCCTTGCAGAGCTTCATGCTTCCTCCTGAATCCATTTGAACGTCGCTGCGCGGTGAGCCTGAACCTCATCCCACAACGCCTCGATCTGGTTTGCATCGAGCTTGGCTTTACCGCCGCGCGTGCCGCTCACTGACTGCGCTTCGGGTGTCTCGCAGTTCAGGCGCATCCGATCCGGGCGACCGTTCATGGGTTTGAATGTCGGCAGCGGCATCACAGCCCCTTCCCGCAGAGATAGGCCCACTTGGCCCAAGCCCATCCGAAATTTCGGTTGAATGGGTCCTCGTTGAATCCGCTGTAATCGCAGAAGTGCCCAAAATCCGCCTCAAACTTCGCCCACTGCTCGGGCGTCAGGCGAGCGCGGGCGATGGCGAGGGATTCGGTGGGGTTGGCGGCGCACATGATCAGGCGACCTCGCGGAAGTAGGCTTCGTACTGCCGCTTGCTCATCTGATGCATGATTCCGCCGACCATGTAGCAGCGCCGCGCGCGCTCGCGCTCTTTGGCGCCCTGGTGCGGCTGATATTTCGACGAGCGCACACGAGCCCGACCGAAGCCAAGCGGACGCATGCGCATCATCGAAGCGCCCAGTGCTGCGCCGATAGAAAGGATGGGAAAGCTTCTCATGCCGCCTCCAAGTGTTGAGCACGCCATGCGGCGTAGGGTTTGCGCAGGAACTGATGAAACCGCGCCTCTGCATCCTTGTCGGTCGCAAGCGCGCGGCGCGATGTGATCTGGCAGACGACGCGGATGAACTCTGCTGCTTCGTCGACCGTGAGCGGCTCGACCTCGGCGTGCGAGGCGGCCCATTCGCGGAACTGCGGGTCGCGCGGGAGCATGCCGGCGAGCTGGAGGATTGAGGCCATCAGGCGCACTCCTTTTCCTTGAACTCGCCGCAGTAATCGCCCGCCCAAACACTCGGTGATACGCCGCGCCCCTCTTCATTCGCGGACGGCGGCATACGCTTACAGACAAGCACCGAAGTCGATTCCGTTGACGGAGCGTAGCTACAGCTACTCGTGGGATTCCATGTCCGGATGCTCCCGGGCGGAGGAGGTAGGTAGCGCGTCTCTGTAGCGACCCAATGGCATAGCTCGCAGCGATCCGGGCGGCTCGGTTGAGAGAAAGAAATCATGCGAAGTGCCTCTGCCCATAGCGCCCGATCAGCAGCGCGTCAGCCCGGCCGTCGTGCTTCTGCAGCGGGCAGTACTCCATGCCGAACAGCTCGCGCGCAAGCTTCAGGCTCTGCGTCTTGGTGTCGCTCGCCGTCGTGCGCTTGATGCCGTAGAAGCCCTGCCATGTCTTCGGCGAGACGAACGCCATGTCGAAGCCGCTCAACTCACACACGGTGCAGATGACGGCTTTCGTCGCCTCAAGCGAGCCCATCGTCTGAACGCTGCCGCCGGCGAACGTGTTGAGGTTCTCCATGACCACGAGGCCCTTTTCATCGGCCGGCGCAAAGCGGCGTAGCAGCGCCTGCAATGCCTTCGGGTCGATCTCGTTGCGGATCTTCGTGTTGCCCGGCTTGGCGCGCGTCGGCATGTCGTGGACTGCGATGCGGTCGCCGGGGCCGAAGAAGGCGATAGCGCCGCGGATACCTGGGTCGATTGCGATCAGCATGTCTGCTCCTTAGGGCCTGCAGAAACCTCGCGCGCGGGCGTAGTGGTGGCGGTCAACGGCTCCATACCGCTCTCCACTGATTTTTCTCGAGATCGAGATGCAGCAATGAATCGCGCTGATCCGTGAATTGCAGGCTTCCCTTGTCGAACCACAGCTTCACCTTCCCTTCCCAAGTGTGATGACGCTGTTTCGCGCAGATCAGCAGCGTGTCGGACTGGGCTTCGAACTTCTCGCGCTCGCCCGGCTTCAGCTCGGAGGCCAACGCTTCTTCCTTGCGCTTGTTGCGGTGCACGATCAGAACGTTGTCCACCAGATCGGTGATCTCACCGGCGCCCTTGATGTCGAACTTGTCGGGCGCGTTGGTTTCCTTCTCGCCTTTGCGGATGTGGTGCACCAGGTGAATGTGCAGACCGGTATCTCGAGCGAGCGAGCACAGCGAATCTACGAAGGCCTTCTGGCCGGCATAATCGTCTGGCGCGATGCCGCACTTCATGAGGCTGTCGATCACTATGTGACCGACCTTCAATTCCTGGTTGCAATAGCGCGATACAGACATCATTCGATCGCGCTGCACAGTGCCAATGTGGTTGTAGATCCATAGGCGGTCATCGGTCCACACTGCAAACGAGTCGAGGTATTGCATTCCAGGTCGAGCATGCCCGGCTGCTTGACTTGACATCCGCTTCAGCGTTTTGTCAGCCGGCATTTCCATCGAAGCAACGCATACGCGATCGCCTTGAGCCATAAATCCGAGCACCACCTGACCGAGCACGCCGGACTTCCCATGTCCATTCACGCCGGCCCACAGCGTTACTTCGCCGGGTCGGAACCTGATGTCATCGCCAACGCTTGGCCACGGCGTCGTAAGCCCAGTCACGGATTCCTCGCCTCCGTGGAATGCGGCCTTCACCTTGTCGAAGAACTCGGAGGCCTTGCGCACATCGGCGCGGCCGTCGTTCTCATCCTTGGCGTATTCGGCCCAGTTGATGTTGTCTGGGATCACCCGCATTGCTGATTCTCCTTTGCGATCTGGACAACCAGACCCATTGCGTTGTCGTAGGGAATGGGAATGCTTTTCCCGAGTTCGGCCCATAATTTCCGCTCGAGCGCTTTCCCGTCGTTCCAGGCCTTGATGTGGCGTTCAGGTGCAGCACGCACCGGCATGACGACCATCGGAAACCAGTCGAACAATGCGAAATCGGTGATGGTGCGCATTTCTCCGCAGTCGATACGCGGTCCTTCGATAAACGTCAGGATCAGGCGCTTGGGCACCGCGGCAGCGACGTCCACCAGGACCTCAATCAGTTGGCGAAAGGGTGTTGCAACCGAAGCAAAAACTTCGAGATCCAAAGCCGATACGGCGCGCCATTCGTACCGCGTGCCCGCATTTGCCAGCAGCGTGAGATTCGTGAACTCCAGCGGCCCGACAAGCGAGATCAGCACCGGAAGCGCAGGAACACTCTTGGCTTTACGCATGGCAATGAGCTGCTCGCAGTTGCGGGGGATCGGAGTCATGGCGTCATGCGAACGGATTGTTGTCGGAGTGGCCGTTCATACGACCGACCGGACGCTCGAGCCACTCAGCTTTGAAACCAGCCCAACCGCGCGTGCAACAGGTACGGATGACGTCATTCATGTCCAGGCCTGCCTTGTCTGCCTCAGCCTTTACACCGTCGAATGCAGTCTCGGTCGGGGTAAGCCGCTTGCCTTTCCGGAGCGCAAGCCAGTCTCGAGCAACAACCGACTCGACACCCATCGATTCAAGATGCGCTTGCGCATCGAAGCGCGGTACGCGCGTAGTGTTTTTATGGAGTCTGGAGTCTGGAGTCTGGCTAAGGTTTTTTTCGCTTAGCGAATCAGAACCCAATGGGTTTCCGTTCGGTTTTGATTCGGTTTCAACTTCGGTTTCGTTCGGGTTTTCATTTTTCTTAGGGCGACCACCCTTTTTCCCGTTCTCCCGGTTTGCCTTCGCTTGTGCGGATGCGTCTTCGATTTCACGTTCGCAGCGGTGCTGTACCCACATACCTTCGTAAAGCTCGAAAAATTCGCCAAGCACCACCTTCAGCGCTGCGCATTCGTCCTTGTTCCGGGCTCCGATCAGGCGTGCTGCCTGCGCGTCAGGGATGCCAGACTCACGCGTGTAATAGACATCGAGAAGGCGCGTGTATACGCCGTGCTCGAGCAGTGACAGGTGCGCTGTGTCCTTCAGGTAGTCGCCGATGTGACGCTTGTAGAAGTTCATGTCACTTCTCCACCGCGCCCTTGGGGCAATAGATGCGGAAGGTCAGCGTCAGCAACTCCTGGATGTGCCGGTGCGCGGCTGCTGCGACCTGTTCGAGGTCGTGCTTCTCGCGGTCGTTGACGATGCCGTCTGCGATGGCCGCGGTATGGGTCTTAGCCAGCTCGCCGAGGTCGGAAAGGATCTGCGTGAACTTGGCGAGCAGTTCCTCGTTGTCGCAGTTGTCGTCGACTTCGGGCAGAGACACGAACATGCCGCCCGACTGTTCAGCGATGGCTTCCGCAAAGAACGTCGTGCCGGACAGGCGCTGCATGGCGAGGGCCATTTCAGTCTGAATCGCCTGGCCCTTCACTTCGTAGATCCGGTTCTGTAGCGACGCTTCGGATATACCGAGCGCTCCCGCCATTGCCGGCGCACCACCGTTGAAGGCGCGGATCATCGACTGGTAGGCTTTTCTCAGGCCCATAAGGCGTACCTAATTTTCAATGGTTGTGCAGTGCGGCGAGGAACTCAATAATTGGTTCC